ACCATCACAGCGAGACGACGCCATGAAACTGGCTCAGTCATTCGCCTCGATTGCTGTCATTATCGAACAAGGGACCTTCAGCACGCCAACACAGGTGATTCAAGCGACCTCGACGTCGAACCGCGACGCATTACAGGACAACTTGATCTACTGGGCTCCGTTTCTCGACAATCTCATGAACGAGCTGAAGGCGATGGCTGCTATGGGGAAATTCCCCACGACGGAATCGCACGCTCGCGTCTGGACTGAGGTTGCTCAAGGGTTGAGGGACTACGCCGCAACACTGTAACTCTCCTAGAAAGCCGACTGATGTTGAATCGTAGACACTTTCTGGCTGCCACTGGCGGTATACTGATCGGGATGACCACCCGCGCGGGCCGGTCATCAGAGCAAACACCAAGGGCGGTCGTTGAATCTGGTTGGCTTCCCGATAAAAAGCAGACCCAGAAGTTCAAAACACACCAGCGAGTGCCAATGTTTGCCCAGGCAGGCCGGCATCTAGCTGGGACTGGGGCCGGCAAGGTCGCTCGCCACTGGAAGATTTACGAAGCCGTCACTGGCTCCCCGTTTGACCCACACGATCAAGGTATTGGCGACTGTGTCGCACATGGCTGGGGCTTAGGGATCGATTTCCTTGACACGATTCAGATCATACAAGGGAACGGCGAATGGAAAGGCAAGTGTGCCACGGAGATCATCTACACGGGCGGTAGAGTCGAGATTGGCAATGGAGTGATCCGACGTGATGGTATGCACGGCAGTTGGGCCGGACGATGGTGCAACGAGTATGGCGTCCTTCTCCGACAGCCTTACCTTGATGGTAAGTACGACTTTACGACATACAGTGCTGCCAAGTCACGTAAATGGGGACACAACTGTCGTCGATGCACGGCCTGGGGTGGGGGCGTTCCTGACGAACTCGAACCACTGTGCAAGCTACACCCTGTCAAAACGATAACTCTGGTGACAAGCTGGGAGCAGGCTCGGGACGCGATCTACAACGGCTATCCCGTTGCGATCTGCTCTAATCAAGGCTTCTCTGAAAGACGAGACGCTGATGGATTTGCGGCCACGGAAGGGACCTGGTACCACTGTATGTTGCTTGGTGGGATCGATGATTCCGGCAGGCGGCCCGGTGGGTTGCTGATAAATAGCTGGGGCACGGATTGGATCGAAGGTCCAACCCGACTTGATCAGCCGGTCGGTTCGTTCTGGGCCGACGCTGAGCATATCGACAGCATGTTGGCACAAGAAGACAGCTTCGCGTTGTCAAACTACGTCGGTTATCCGCGTCAGGACCTAGACTACAAACTGTACTGATAGCATATTCCTCTGAGGGAGACCTTTGGAGAGTGATATGGTTGCAACAGTAAATAACAAGGACTGGCCGAAAAGCAATGGTGACATAGGTCTCATCAGATTGATGAGACGTCTCACACCACAATCAACTTCGAGGGAGATTGCTGATGAGAAACCTACTACTTTCACTCGTAATCGTCTTCGTGACGACAGGGAGCGAAGCCAATGAGCTATATCCAATCTATGCGAATCTGGGTGCAACTCAAAAGACAACTGCGTTCGTTGATTATCCGAGCGTCTACGCACAAGCCAGTCGAATGGAAGAAGGAACTGGTCGGATTCTGGCAGATTATTACGATGGTCGCCGACCTGCGAGACGAGTCGACGTCTACAGCGGACTCACAAGAAACATCTCCGCCTACGATAGCCTCGACATCCGAGGACTCAGCGACTTCCGAGACATCGAAGCCGCCGCAGCCATCGCGGAGGCGACGGTTATTCCGCCGCTGGCGTTCCTAGAGGCAGCAAAGGTCGCGTATCGTACCGGATGGAATCCACCTACGCAGGATGACGAGTGTGAAGAGTGTAACGGATGCCAGTGCCCGCCGTTGGCGTGCAACTCCGGCCACTGCGATCATAACTACGCCGCAGTGTTTGCATCGAAGAACTGCCGTTTCTGCCCGCAGATGTGGTCCAAGGTCAAGAAGCTACGCAAAGATGGTTATATTGTGTTCTACGTGGATACTGACAAGTACCCAGGCATCTTCAAGGACATGAAGTTGCGAGTATGGCCTACCACCCTTGTTTTCGAAGATCACAAGGAGAAGGCACGCTTTGAGGGCGTGACCAGTGCTGAGAAGATTGCGAAGCCCCTGAAGACCCGCGATGAGCAGGGTCTGCTCAAGAAGAGAGTAAAACAATGAAGACAGCCAGACGCGACAACGTGAAGAAGTTCCACGAAGTGATGACGAAGGTCTACAAGCAGGCCAAACGAGAGGGTCTGATTCCCGCTGTGGACATCAATATCTACGATAAGCTCGTGGCCTGTCCAGCGACCGTGATGCCACCGCGCAACGGCCGCAACAGTGGTTGGGTACAACCCATCCAGGTCCACGACCAGTGGAGACGTCGAGTTGCTCGACGATACCACCGCGCTCATGGCCAGCCGCTGCGAGGTCTGTTTGACTTCAACATCGATTGGGAGGCCATCTACAACTGGATCATGGAAAACATAATCCCGATCCTCAAGATGCTTATGGCGTTCTTGCCATTCTTAATCTGATCAGAGGAGACAACGTGGCCAGCTTCATCAAGAAGGGCATTAACTTCGCCATCGCCTACAGTAAATGGGTAGCCGCAGGCCGTCCACTCCGCGATGACGAGTACATCTTCGACCTGTTCGATAATCACTGCTCAGGCTGCCCGCTGTTCATCAGACACAGTGCCACGCAGGGCGAGTGCGATGAGTGCGGGTGCCACATAAAGCGTATTTCAGCCCACGAAGATGATTTCAACAAGTTGGCCTGGCCAACTGAAGAGTGCCCGGAGGGCTATTGGGACTCCGACGTGGATGGACCCAAATGAGACACCTCGCCGGTCGAAAGACCGGCCCCTCGGAGGCCGCCGCATTAGGCCCCTAATCGGCGGTTTTTACAGATGCGAAGAATTAACCCGCTCGAACGAGGTCCCTTACCTGCCAATGGGCGAGGCGATGTGACCAAAGAAACGACCCCGGAACACCGCGATTGTCGCGGGTGTCCAAGTCGCAACAGAGAGGAAAGACATGCCAAGAGAACGAATCAGAATCCCGATTCCACAGAGCCAGTTCCCGACCCAAGTGCAGGTTTACCTTGACGGTGACCTGAAACAGGTTGGTGGCGCACAGTCTGGCGACACCGAGATCACGATCCGCCTGCCAGCACCGATCAACGAGTGTGAGATCAAAATCTACACCTGTGATCAGCAGGGCAAACCGGTTGGCCGTGGCTTCATCTACCAGGACAAGCAACTACAGCCTGAACCTGTGGACATGCCGGCCCCGGTCGAAAAGGTCAAAGCGGCCTTGGAGGTCATTAAAGAGGTCATCGCTGAGGCCCCTGACGTAATCGAAGTTGTCGAGCCTGAGGCCGACAAGGTCGAAAAGGTCGGAGAGGTCGGAGAGGCCCTCAAGGTCATCGAAGAAGTCATCAAAGAACACCCTGAAGTAATCGACGAGATCGTCGAGCCTAAGGTTGAAGAAGTTGTTGAGGCGGAAGTGTCGGCCGACGTGATGGTCACTCGGTATGATGACAAAGATGATGTCGACGAATTCTACGGCAACGAAGACGAAGACGACTCGTAAACAAACCAAGAGAGGTCGCACGGTCAACCATCAATAAAGCTTACGTATCACGGGCCGTCGAGTCACATCGTGTGATTCCGGCCGCCTAATACCACACGTACTACCGATGACGACCTCCCGTACATGAGAGATACCCAATGGCCAACGAACAACTCGTAAGTGAGTTGCGTGAGTCGATGGTGTCAAGCACACGCACGAGGACGTTAACTTCGTGCTCTAGGTGGGCGCAAGAGCGGCGCATAATGGGCGGAGACTTCTCCGGACCATTTGGGTTCAAGTACCACCCTTGGGCTAAAGGGCCACTCGACTCGACTGCGAGTTTTAATGTATCGATGAAGGCAGCCCAGATGGGCTTCACCGAAATCGGCATTAACAGAGCGTTCTACATCATCGACATCCTTCGACGTGACGTGCTGTACGTACTACCAACAGCATTGAATGCAGGCGACTTTTCCAGGACACGATTCGCACCAGCACTTAGCCTGTCGCCCTATATCAAGAACATGTTCACTGACGTGAACACGGTTAACTTGAAGCAGGCGGGCACACAGACTCTGTACATTCGTGGTTCACGTGGTGACAGTAATCTGAAGTCCATCCCGGTGTCCGAGTTAATCTTGGATGAAGTGGATGAGATGCAGCAGAACCAAATATGGTTGGCTTCCGAAAGATTGTCAGGACAAATCGCCCAGAACATATGGGCGATCTCCACACCGACCATCCCGAACAAACGGATTCATAAACTATATCAGACCACAACGCAAGAGCACTTCTTCTTTAAGTGCCCTCACTGTAGTCGTAGTATCGAACTACTGTGGCCTGATTCATTCGAACTAATCGGCGAGAGTCTCAATGACCCTGACCTCGGCCGTTCTTACATAAAGTGCAGCGAGTGCCAGCACAAACTTGAGCAAGAGGCCAAGCCGGACTATCTCACGACAGGCTGGTGGGAAGCCACTGACTTGAACTCTGACCCCGACATGCGTGGGTTCAACATCAACCAGTTGTATTCCTTCACAGTCCCACCGAAGAAGATTGCAGCGGCATACCTTCGAGGTCTTGGTGATGAAGGTGCGTTGTCTGAGTTTCACAAATCGAAGCTTGGGCTCCCTTACATCCCAGAGGGTGGGCAGATCACCGACGATAAGATTGATGCTTGCATTGGTGTCCACACACTAGATGGGCCAAGACCAATGACCGGCGACGAACGGTTCATCACGATGGGCGTCGATCAAGGTGATTGGTGTCATATCTGGATAGATGAATGGTTCTTTGACGAGTATAGCTCTAACATCAACGTGATGGCGAAAGCAAAGAATGTCTGGCATGGTAAGTTTAACGTCAAGGCAGAAGGTAACTGGGGTCGGTTAGACGAATGGATGCGTGAGTGGCAAGTATTGCATTGTGTGATTGATGCTGATCCAAACCCTCTTGAAGCCCGTCGCTTTGCGCAACGGTTTCCTGGCTATGTTACGCTTACTCGGTATCGAACCGGCGTATCACAAAAGGAAATTCAACTCACAGAAGAAGATTCAAACCGAGTCATGATGGCTACGGTAGACCGAACCAACTGGTTAGATTGTGCTCTTGGTCGTTTCCATGTGGAGGGTAGAATTACCCTCCCAAAGAATATGAGCCTGGAGGCTCGTGAGCATTTGAAGAGTCCCGTCAGGATGTATGAGAACGATAAGCACGGCAACCCTGAGGCCATCTTCGCTAAGACTGGTGCGGACCATTATGCTCACGCCCGGTGCTACAGTGAGATTGCTTTACCACTCGCCGCCTCTCATGTCCAAGGACAAGACATCGCGAGCTTCCTGTAAGTGGAGTATGGAATGGCTAGAGATATCATAGACACACGGAGTCGTACCCGACGAATCATCGACTCGCGTCACCCCAACTACTTGGCAGACGCTGAGGACTGGAGAAAGTGGCGACTGACATATCAGGGTGGGCGGCATTACGTCACTGCCTATCTAAAACGGTTCCCGAAGAAAGAAGACCTCACAGAGTATAGTCTTCGGAAAGAGATGACACCTATTCCGTCGTTTGCAAGTGCAGCCGTCGATGACATCCGGAACAGTATTTTCCAACGTTTGCGTGACGTTGTTCGTCGAGAAGGTAGCGAAGGCTACAAGCGGGCAATCCAAGGTCTCGATCTTGGCGTTGATTTACGCGGCTCGACAATGAATGCTTTCATGGGTATGGATGTGCTCAACGAACTACTCGTGATGGGTCGGGTTGGAATCTATATTGACAATCCCGTCGTTGTGCGAAGTGATGGTGCGCAGCCCTCAATAGCCGACGTCCAGGGTATACGTCCATACTTGTATTTGTATCAAGTCGAAGATATCATGGCATGGCGCTGTGCAAAGCCTGAGAATCCAAGTGAGTTCCAAGCATTGCTTCTTCGAGATACATGTACGAACTTTGATAGTGATACGATGCTACCGATAACGGCCTTTGAACGGTTTCGCTACCTACAGCTTAACCCAGAGACTGGTCGAGTCAACATGCAGTTCATTGACAGTGACGGAAACTCTATCACACGTGACGGACACCCAACCACTGAGGTGATCGAGTTGAACCTCGACCGTATCCCGTTTATCATGCCAAACATTGGTAAGAGTGTTCTGACCAATGTCTGCCAATATCAGATTGCTCTGCTGAACATGGTATCGAATGACGTGAGTTATTCCTTGAAGGCGAACTTCCCGTTCTATACCGAGCAGCGCGACTCACGTAATGTTGGCAACCATTTGAAACACAACGTTGCTCCCGACGGCACAGCCGAGGGTGGTGGCCAGCAAAGTCATCTCCGAGAGATAATGGTCGGTGCAACCCAAGGGCGGGCGTATGATCTCAAGGCCGAACGGCCAGGTTTCATAAACCCGTCGCCGGAACCGCTGGAAGTTTCGATGAAGCTCCAAGAGAAGTTTGAGACTAACATCAGGCAGTTGATAAACCTGGCTGTTCAAAGCAAGGCCAGTCGCGCGTCGGCCGAGAGTAAGTCGATGGACAACCAGGGATTGGAAGCTGGCCTGTCATTCATCGGTTTAGTGCTAGAAAGTGCCGAGCGACGCATCACTGATCTTTGGGCGTCCTATGAGAGTGCGGACAAAACGAAGCGGAAGATTGCTATCGTCAAGTATCCGGAACGGTACAACCTGAAGGACGACGCCAGTCGCGTCAAAGAAGCCAGCGAGCTGGCCGAACTCATTCAGAGCACACCGTCGAAAACGGCTCGTAAAGAGATGTGGAAGAACCTTGTTGCTGTGCTTCTGTCCGGTCGCGTATCAGTCGAGAAAATCGATGAGATCAACACCGAGATCGAAAATGCCAACTTCACCACCAGCGACCCCGATGTCATCATCCGTGCGGTTGAGGCAGGGCTGTCCGGTGAAGAGACAGCATCGTTGGCACTTGGCTTCGCCAAGGGCGAGATTGAGAAGGCCCGTAAGGACCGGGTTGTACGTATTGCCGCAATCCAGGCGGCTCAGTCGTCGCCGGACGAAGGTAACGCCCCTGGTCAGCAGGCTGCTCGTGGTAACCCTGACGCCGACCCTGATCCGAAGGCGGCTGCCGAGGAAAAGGCCGCCTCACAGAACCCCGACTTACAACCGGATCGAAAGCCTAAGGTACGTGGTAAAGGGAAATAGCAATGAACTTCACTGATAGCTATGGAGATGTTGCCACGGCAACGGACTACTTTGCGCAACGTCTGCACGAGTTTGCATGGACGCGAGCGAAGCCCGTGGACAGGCCGAAGTCGTTGATCTTCGCCACACGTATTATTGACACGTTGAACTTCAAAGGTAACAAAGCAGCAGTGCAAGCACTGCTGGACTCGAATGGATGCAACTGTGATTTGCGAACGGCTCTGAATAATGCCTGCGTGACGCAGGCCGAAGTGCAGACAGCGTCACTGTCACAGAACCTGGAGTTTCCACGCGGCCAGGACACTGAGGTCCCCGACACGATCCTGTGTGCGTGTTTTGAAATTGCACACTCACTGCTTGATGGAAAAGACCCAGAAGTCGAACTTGAGAACCTTGGCGTTATTAGCCAAGGGTATGGCTCGGTTCGAACGACATACAACCGCAACCAAGTGCCAATCGAGCACCTTATGAACTACGTGCCAAATGCATTAGCATGGCGATGGTTGCAACCATTCCTCCGTGACGAAGATTCTATCATCCTCACGCGAGTGAACTAGGCCATTAAATTAACTTGCTTGGCCAGCATGGGCTGTGAGGTAGACCCACGACCATCTCAGCAGAAACTGTGTGGGGAATTGTTAGGATAAAATCCATGACGAATCGTATCACCCTGGAGAAACTGTACACTGCCGCCCCTGTCTTGTCATTGTATGACGATCCTCCGGCAACACCTCCGGCAACCCCTCCGGCAACCCCTCCGGCAACACCACCAACTGGGCTTGGTCTCAATAGTGATGACCCAAACGCACAGGTAAACGTCAACCCGGACGCGAGATTTGACCAAGACACCCTGAACAAGATCGTTCAGGACCGCTTGGCCAAAGACCGGAAGAAGCATGAAGAAAAGTACACGGGGCTGGAAACGAGTTACAAGGACTTGCTTGCCAGCCAAGCGCTGTCGGACGAAGATCGAACACGGCTACAAGGCCAGCTCGACGACCTCCAGAAACAACATCGCACCAAGGAAGAACAGGCGAAGCACGAGAAGCGACAGCTTCAAGACAAGTACGAAAACGAATTGCAGGAGTTCAAGGAAGCCGCTGCAAAATGGGAAACACAGCATAAGGAGTACATGATTCGAACGGCCCTGACCGATGCTGCGGTCACGCATGATGCGTTCTTGCCGGCTCAAATCTATGATATTGTCCGGAAATGGACTAAGTTGGTTGACGCCGTTGACGAGAATGGCAAGCCGACCGGACAATTGACCCCGGTGGTCGATCTACCTGACGTCGATGCAGACACAGGGAAGCCGATCATCACACAACGGACGCCATCAGAAGCGGTCGAACGGTTGAAGGAAAAGTTGCAACCCAACCTGTTCAAATCAAACATCGTTTCTGGAGTTGGCGGCAACTCATCTACCGGAGATGTCATTTCGGGTGCTGACGGACTCATTGACCAACAGTCAATGACTACTGCACAATGGATGAAGGCATACAAGGAAGACCCGACCAAACTTGGCCTTCGTGCACGTCGGCGTTAATTCGGGGTACCAAAGTTCCGCACTCATGTTGAGTGCATCCTTACGTCAAACTAACTCCTTTTGGAGAGATACCCAATGAATACTCTTTACGTAGCAACCGCTGTTGTGTCACTTTACGTGAACGACAACGATGCCCTGATCCCCGAAGTATGGGCGAACATGGGTCTTGCGATTTTGGAAGAGAACATGGTCGCCGCTCAACTGGTCCACCGTGATTTCTCAGACGAAGTTGCCAACTTCGGCGACGTGGTTAACACCCGTCGACCTGGTCAGTTCAACATCCGCCGTAAGGGCGACAACGACACCGTTCTCGGTCAGGACGCGATCGTAACGAACGTCCGTGTGCCTCTTGACCAGCACCTTTACACTAACTTCACCATCAAAGACGGTGAAATGTCGAAGTCCTTCCAGGACTTGGTCGACACCCACTTGCGACCTGCCATGCAGAACGTCGCTCGCGGTGTTGATCGTGCCATCCTCGGTCGCGTTCACGGTTACCTGGCGAACGCCGTCGGTGGTCTTGACGCTTTGACTGGTTCGACCTCCCGTGACACGATCCTTGACGCCCGTCAGAAGATGAACGACAACCGTGCCCTAGCCGGCCCGTGGAACATGGTCGTTTCGTCCGCCAGCGAGACTGCCCTCTTGAAGACTGACCTCTTCACGAAGGCCAACGAGCGCGGCGACGGTGGGAATGCCCTGGAAGAGGCCATGCTGGGTCGCCTTCTTGGCTTCAACTTCTTCATGGACCAGAACGTGCCGGCCACGCGAGTTGTCGATAGCGACGTAACCGCTGGCGTAACCGCCGGTATCGACGCCGCTGGGACGCTCCTGATCGACATCACCCTTGTGGGTGAGAACGCCGTCGGTGGTGAGTGGGTGACCATTGCTGGTGAGAATCAGCCTCACTACGTGACTGCCTACGTGAACACTGGTGGTGACATCGACAGCCTGACCATCGATGGTGGTTTGACCGTCGGAACAGCCTCGGGCGCGGTAGTTAACTACTACAACCCATGTGCGATCGAAAACGTCGGTGGCTACGCCGCCGGTAGCAACCTGCCGCTCAACGTTGACGGCTTCGCCACTGGCAAGCCGCCGATGGTTGGCCAACTAGTTGCTCTTGGCGTTGGCGCAAGCCGCCGCGTCTACACGATCATCGAAAGTGAAGTTGTTTCGGCAACCGATCAGAGCATCTTGCTTGATCGCCCACTTGAGTTGGCCGTGATCGATGCCCAGGCCGTCTTCCCAGGTCCCGCCGGTAGCTACAACCTCGGTTTCCACCGCGAGGCACTTGCCTTGGTGAACCGTCCGTTGGCACTGCCAGCGTCCAACTTGGGCGTCAGCTCCAGCGTTGCATCCTACAACGACATCTCCATGCGAGTGTCGATGCAGTACAATATCGCTCAGCAAGGTACAGTCGTGACGTGCGACTTGCTGTGTGGTGTTCAGATTCTTGACACCAACCTTGGTGTCGTAATGCTTGGCTAATCGCCATTAACACTGAACGTCCAACCCGTCCTTCGGGGCGGGTTGGGCTTCTTTTACCTCAGTCGTTTAGATGCAATCAAGTGTCCCCGAGGGTCACAATAACAAACACACGCGGAGTAGAGTTATAAGCAGCGGCCAGTGAGAAAGCCTAGCTTGTAAATGTACACAGACAAGTACGGAGAGGTCTGACACGTTACTCTGTGTCAATGAAATATCGAAAGATTCCCACGGACATGGGAAGCCTTTGCATACTGCCCTGATACAAGGGCGTTCGGAATTGTCCAATGTTGTGTCCCATGATTCCAAGGGGTGGGGAAGCTATTGCGTCCCCGTATGTCTATGCCGACGGAGACACGGTTCTCGAAGCTGGGAAGCAAATTGTTGTGGTCGACGCATCTGCGGGTGATGTTGATATCACCCTACCGCCAATTGCTTCCACAGTTGGAAAACCAATCTACGTTAGGAAGATTGATTCTTCTTCAAATGTCGTCCGTGTAATTGATGGTGTTTCTGCATTTGTGTTGCTTTGGAAGTGGGACACTGGTGCATTTATATCTGATCGAACATCTTGGTCGAATGTAATCCACAACGATTACATTACTCCAGAATACATCGATGTAGATTCTGGTCTTGCTGCTCCGGCATGGAAAGAAGGGCGTGTCTTTTATGACTCTGTCAATAAGACACTGGCCGTTTACAATGACGAGTCTGATGTAACGTTGCAACTTGGCCAGGAAATGTACATTCGGGCTAAGAATAATACTGCGTCTCCGATCTTGAATGGCTACCTTGTTTTCATCAGTGGTGCGGACGGAGCCCTCCCGACTATTGAGTTGGCACGGTCAGACTCTCCCAATACTACCGGTGTTATTGCGATGGCGACGCATGAAATTGGCGTCGGGCAAATAGGTTTTACCACTACACTGGGATCAGTTTCTGATGTCAATACAAATCTGTGGACAGCCGGAACAACTTTGTATCTGTCCGAGACAGTTGATGGAGGGATGCAATCGACTGCTCCGGCAGCACCAAACTTCCCTATCCAGATTGGGATTGTACTGCATCAAGGGACAAGTGACGGGAGAATCCAGGTCGGAATTGGACCGACCGACGTTGCACAAACGATGGTCATTCAAGACCTTGAAATCAACGAAGACTTGAGAGTAGACAAGAAGTTCACACTCAACCCCTCAGATGTGACCGACGTCACTGCGGTTGGTGGTGTCACACTCACGCATGGTACGATGCGGGTTCAAGGTGACGGCGGACCCGTCATAGTCACTGCCAATCCACAAATTGCACCCGGCACTGACGGACAGATAGTCTTCCTACACGGCAACGATGATATTAAGACACTGACTTTCCATGATGGCGATGGTTTACATCTCCATTCAGGAAGTGTCTTAATTATGGGGCAACATGACCATCTCATATTTCAATGGGATGATGCTACGGCTGTTTGGGAAGAAATAGCCACCAACTTCAAATCATTCGACACGTCGTGGTCGTTCTCCTCGCCTGCTGGTGCTGCCGGAGTATTTTATCTCACCGGCTTCTATTTGTTTGGCTCGACTAGCTTCACACCAGCAGGTGGGACAACACTTGGGACAGCCCTGACCGCGTACCAGGCCCATGCCTTTTTAGTTCTTGGTGACACATCCACTGATATGGTTGTGCGAGTCTCAGGGACGTCCGTCGACGAGGCCGGTAATCGAACGGAGAGTGATTTTCAAGACCTCGACACCAGTGGTGGTGTTCTTGACGATTACTTTGAAACTACGAAGAAGTGGGTAGGTCAAATCACCTACACCCTCCAGAGTGGTACTGGTGTTGCAGTTAATGTTGGGCTGTGTAAATACTGGGACAATCAAAACAGCGATTTCAGAGTCACTGGGTTTGAAGTGACAGGGCTCGCGGGAGCAACTGATACGGGTGTGAACTTTGGTATCATTCGTCATCGCCCTGTAGGATGGACTTTTCAAGCAGGTGACGAGCCATTGCCGCCGCCATATGTTGCTGATATGCAAACAGATTTTGGTGTGGAACATGCGCTTGTGAATAACCAACCCTTTGCGTGGAAACGTATTGGATTGAGCGAAGAGATTGATCACACTAATCACGAAGGTTTAATCTGTGAAGTGACGACAACGGCGAACAAAGCCATCGAGATACTCAATTGGACGTTTTCAATACGTCCTAGTTAAAGGACGTAACAAACATGTCGGGACAGAATGACCTTATTTGTGATATGCACGCGGAGCAGGCTGTGCAAGCTAACCAGATCAATTCGATTGAAAAGGGCGTTGATGACATCCGGACCTGCTTACTTGGTAATGGAAAACCCGGACTTGTCGTTCGGATGGACCGTGTGGAACAGAGAGAGGGGATACGCTCCCGTATATTCTGGATTCTATTTGCACTGATCAGCACGGGACTTGTCGGCCTGTTCTTTTCAGCCTAAACGCACCGACACGGGGAGGGGCTTGACGGAGCGAGGAATGTATTGTGCCGTCAAATTCACCATTCGTAACTGCGCCCACGGGGCCGACTAGTGGTCGCCGCCCGGTCTTCACCCAACCGGATGAGACTGAATTCCCTGACCTGATCAACAACATCTCAATCAAGGGCGTTGTTGAACAAGCCAGTGTGTTCCACCGAAAGGCTGAGTCTGCTGTTACGCTTCAGCAGAGGGCTCCAGGAATCTGGGACCTCGCGGCTGAGACACAAGTGGCACTGACTGATGAACCTGGTAAGCTACGCCACACCAATGGCGCAGCAACGACGCAGATCAATCTGTCTCATACAAACACGCTCGCTGGTGGCCGCCTGACGACTCCACCTTCGTCCAACTCAAGACACGTTGAGGTGTTTGATGTGGATGCTACGATAGCCTCCACAAAGACAGTGACCTTATTAAAGGAACCCGTGAACAATACTGATGATGTCTACCTGAATGGCCTGCTTGCCACTCCGGGACCAACTCGTGACTACACTCTGTCAAACAAGAGCATCACCTTCAACCCGGCCCGCACGCTATACGTCGGTGACTTGATCACTGTGAAATACGAAGACTAACAAGGGGACTGAAATGCCGTCGACACTCCTCCGTGGTGCATCGCAAATCATGCAAGGGACCATTGATCTCTCGCGTCTCTTGGCTACTTTCCTGTCTGCCACCACTGGCGACTGGGACATCACGGATGGAAACAACGACTTTACGATCACTGGCCTGAAGGACCCGGCAAACGCACAAGACGCTGCCACGAAGGCTTATGTCGACGCACTCGCACCAGCGGCGCACGTCTACAACGACATTGTTGTGGGCACGAACGGTTCGCCCACGGTTACATTGTCAAACACAGACCTCATCGCCGGTAGTGAGAGAGTCTACCTCAATGGTATACGGCAGTCGCCAGGAGCTGGTAACGACTACACGATCATCCCGGTGACCGGCGTGATCACGTTTGCCTTCA